GTTTCATCTGACATATTGTGCTTGTATTCGTTTGCTGGTCCGCACAGACGCAGCAACCGCAACTTTGATCCTATGTATTCGTGACAGAATCCGGATCATCTTCCTGTCCCGTAATTGATTCTCGGTCAGCCATCATCTCGATGACCTTCACAAGACTGGCCTGACCCATTGCAAATCCAGAGGAGTATTGCAAATGGTTTCTGTCCGTAATTGCAGAAGCGTTCTGCATAAGAACAGTGTTCAGGAGAGCGTCCTTGAACTTTTTTCCGGTCTCGCTCTTGAAAAAGTTATTGAGAGTGGTCGCGTCATCCCTGTTCCAAGGAAGCGCATCGACCCAGCATTGATGCCGGCCAAAAGCCCATGCGGCGCGGACTCGTGAAATGAGTGAGATCATCACTTAGCCTTCTTGCGACCGGCTGCGGCGCGGCGCATGAACTCTGCGGCCCCAAGATTCTTGCGGCCAATGTATGCCGCTAGAGCTTTGGGATCATCCGCGCCCTCCTTCTTGAGTTGCGTTGCCAGTTTGCTGAACTTCGATTTCTTTTTCATAAATCTACCAAGCTTTGCAGGACCAAGTTCTAGGTTTCGTAGGATCTTTCGCCGTATCGCAGTTGTGCCTCGCTCGGAAGCTCTTTCGCCGCTCCGGATCGTCCTTCTTAACCTCCATATTGGGATCACCGAAGCGAACCTTAATCACGGTGCCCTTCGGATTGCGGACGTACACCGCTTTCTTCTTGGACTCGCCCGGTGTGTAGAAAGGTTTGCCTAGCGATACTTTCTTTCCTTGGTACTCGGCCATATCAAGATTGGAATAGCGGTGAATCCTGCAACTCCTTGATGTTCTCCTGCCTCTTAGCCTTCTGGAACCTGATCTTCGGTGCCACACCCTCCTCAAGCTGCTCCATTAACGGAGCTTGGGCTTGGGATTGCACCGGAATCGAGGTCAAAACGGGCTGAGGCTCCACAATAATAGCGGTCATAGCGTAAAATTCTCCGCACCAATCAAAATCCAGCACAGTGGGCCAGCAAGTTGGCCTACTGGTGGGCGGAAACCGCCGGCAGGTCTTGTCGGAGGCTCGATATCGGCAATCTTTGCAGGTCATAGCTTATTAAACGGGAGGCTGGGCCATCTGCGGCTCTGGGCCGGCGGGCGGCATCGGCATTTGGGGCTGCTGCTGCTGCAACAAACCGCTGCTGGTCAGGAACTTCTGGATCTCAGCCCGCAATTTCCGCGCTTCATTGGTCGCCACCTGCTCGTACCCCTGCAACAGGCTGTCGATACGCACCATAAACGCATTCTTGGAAGCCGGACTGAACTGCTGACCCTGCTGGATCGCCCCATTCAGGTACTGCATCAGCACACCGATACGGCCCGCGAAGTTCTGACCCGGTTTAGCCGGCACCGGGATGCCGATTAGCAGTGTCGGGATCGTCTTGGTCTCGTCCTCCAGCTCATCCTGCTGCTTCTGACCTGGATCCCGTATCAATCGCTTGATCAGGCTCGGGTCATCCAGCTCCATGATGCTCTTGTCCAGCTCCACCTGATCGACCCAGGGGCTGTTCTGGAAGAGTTGCTTACGGTTAATGGCCTGCTGAACCATCATCTGCCGGCTGACCATGTCCATACCGCCCTTCGGTTCCAGCTCATATTGATCGTGCAATGCCACCGGATCCGCATCCAGCGAGTCCTCCGCAAATCGATATCGTAAACTCTTGGAATCATACTGAACATAAAGTCCCCAAGCTTGCCGGTACATCTTGCCCAGTGCCATACGGAACAGTCGCGCCCGCAGATCCCCACTCTGCATCGCCTGAGCATTGATACTCTGGATCTCGGTCGCCGTCCGCCGGTCACTACCCCCGCCCATCGCACTACCCATCGCGTAATCCGGACTACCGATCCGGTTCTCCGCGACCGCCCGAGTCTGGTTCAACTCCTGATCGAAGCTCACCGGCGGCTGCGGCATCTGGACCGGGGCCACGCCATACGGCAAGATTTGCCCGGGTGAGAACCGCAAGTTGATGCTGTTCGGCAGCTCCCGTTCCGCTCGGAATAACGGGCGATTATACAGCGTCATCGCATCGTGCTTATGGTTCCACATCGAGGTCATCGACAACTCGAACGGAGCCAGGATCTCGCACACGCCCCGCGGGCTGAACCATCCCTTGTCCTTGATCTCATACGGGAAGTCCACGAAGGGACATTGGCCATGATCATATGGCAACTCCATCGGATCCCGCAGATCGAGATCCACTGCCGCGGGGCTGTACAGGTAAACCTCCCACACCCCGTCATCCCGCTTCTTGTACACCTCCCACACAATCACCCCATCGGTATTGCTCGTGTAAGTGATACCCTCTCGAAGCTGCTTTGCGTCTTCCTCGGTCGCTGCGCCCGGGACGTTATCGTCCTGCTGCGGATTACCCCGAATCTTCTCGATCGTCTTGGAATCGCTCTTCCACCCGAACTGCCCAGCCATCCGCTTGTACGCTCCCACACTCATCGGCATCACATGCACCGCCCAATCTGCATCCTGCAAATCCACGGTGTATGCCGGCACAATGAAATACATCGGGTCAATCGCCTCGAACCCCACCCGCTTATCACCGGGATTCCAGAAGCACTTGATCACCCCGCGCCCGCTCATCAGCGTGTAATCCACCCAGCTCAGGACTTCATCCGTGAAGTTGGTCTTGTCCCGAATCTTATAATTGAACCAGTCCTCAGCCACCTTCGTATACGCATTCAACTGCTGGCGCATCGGAACAAAGCTGGCCACAACATCCATGCCCAACGCCTGCTGGAGGAACAGCGGCTTGAGCTTCTCGATCGCCGTATCAATGAGCGGCCAATGCAGATCCGCGGCCTTGGGCCAGGGCTTATTGGTACGTCGCAACCCGTGATGGCGTAACTCATACCACCGCGTCTGCCTTATCTCCCACGGGCTTCGCTGGGCAACAGCCTCAACAATCTGGCCCTGCAACGAATTCCGCTGTTTGTCGCTCATCATAAATGTATACCCCTCTTCCTACCCGCCAACCTCGCATCCAGCAAGCGGAGACCCAGTTTCCTCCACCGGACCTATCTCATCCTCCATCCTTTCAAGCAAGCTCCTTCCATCCTCACCCAATGCTTTCAGGTACTCATCCATCCGCTTCCCGCCACCACCGCAAAACGCCAGCACCATAGCATCCGCCCGATCCGGACTATTCACCCCTCGGGATCGCAACTCATCCTTACCCTCCAGCGTCAGCTTTCCCTTGCCATTAGTCCGCACCTTCCTACTCACGAACTGCTGCAATAGAATCTCGTCCGTTCCCACCGGCCCCAGATTCACCTTCGATTCCTCCACCATCCGCCCAAACTCGATCCACATCTCCGCAGCCCTATTCACAAACTGATCATCCCGAATGGCCCGCTCCCCGAAGTTAACCCTCCGCACATCCCAACCCTCAGACCGCAACGCATCGCACATCACAACACCCATGCCGCCCACATCCGCATAGATATCCGCCGCCTTCAGATTCCATTTCCTGAACTCCGCTATGAACCTACCCACACTGGCCATCGTGTCCTTGTCCCTCCACCGCACCAGCCCCTTAACCGTATTACCCTGGCGAATGACGAGGACGCTCTCATCGCCGCCGGCTGAGAAGTCACAACCCGCGGTCAATGGCTGACCCTCGCTATCCTCTTTAGGTGGGCCACTAACCACCCTCTGCCAATCGATCGTCTTCACCGCCGTCAAACTCCCGTCGTCCTCCATGAACTCCGCGTAGATCATCGACCTCACCAACGGATGCCCCTCGCCCCATCTGGCGAACTGATCATCAATCCACTCCTTCCGGATATGCGGACAATCGAACGCGGTCACCGTAAAGGTATTCCACTTACCATCATTTCTGCGAAATACATCGTAGAAATAGCCGGAGGAGCCGCCGGGGCTGCTCATCAACAGAGTGCGCGTTGGCTGGCACCGTTCCATCGACTGGAATATCCCGTCCGGTACCGCCTTCGCCTCATCCACAATATACAGCAAATCATTGCTCGGACCCTGCACATGCCAGCCCTCAGCCTTCTCCGGATTGCTCGCGCTGAACCCTATGCACCTACTCACCAACTCCTGACCATCCACCTTCTTCGGGTACACATAGCGGATCTCTCCATCCTTGATCGAGAATCCATTCTCCTCGCCACCCAATCCATTGATCATCTTACGCAGATGCGGCCACAGAGCATCGGCCACCTGTCGGTACACACCCGCCGTACATACCACCAAGCTCCCAGGCCAGCGGAGCATGTGCCAGACAACGGCTGAAGCGGCTACCATGCTCGTCTTGCCAGATCCATTCGCAGCTTTAAGGGCCACCTTGGAATGCTTCTCGTTCAACGCTCCAAGCACCTTCTCCTGCCAAGGATAGGTGTCGCGAAGCCCCAACATCATCTTAGGGAAGTTGGCCAAATGTTGTGCCTCCTCCAGGAGCTTACGCTGCTTCCATGCAGGGATATGCGAACCCATTCCTAGTGAAGGGGATTTCTTCCGTTTAATTTGCTTGACACTCATAAAATTGGGTTGGGTACGGATGGGGGGTATAGGTAACAGCCACCCCCCTCCTGGGGTGGCCCCCACCCCCGTCGTCCTATTACCATAGTCCCTATTGTAGTACCGCTATTGCTATAGCTATTGTATTACTTCTGCCCACCGAATGCGCCAAGTAAATTGCCGCTAACTGACAATTCCTTACCCCCTTTACCTGTATGCTCGAGCGATGCTCTAGCAACATATCCACGGGTTCTTTCTAGTAGCCAAGCGGAGCCTTGCCAGCCGTTGCCGCATTGCCTCACTACGCTAGTGAGTTCAAGCTCACCTTCTAGCCTTGCCAGTTCTAGTTGGTTTGCAAAGTCAGTGTTGCGCTTTAAATATTCGTTCCAACCACCAGCGTTGCCAGATGGAAAACCACATAGAATAGCTACACGTTCAAGCGGTATACCAAGGCGGCATGCTTCAATACCTTTTTTTAGCTGCTCTACGGAAACCACTTTACATGGCCTGCCGCCTCGCGACTTGGGCTTGTTTTCCCCTTGGACATTGACTGTCTTACCCGCTTGGACTTGCTTTGTCTTACCCGTTGCCATGGCAGCCACTTGGCCCCTGAAAAAGGCCACTTGGCCACATAAATCAAAAAAGTGTCGACAACAGTAAACAACCAGTGTAAACCGTCGAAACCCTGCGATAACCGCAGGAAAACAACGAACAACATGCAACGAAAACTCAACAGACTATGTCAGGGCCTCGCCTTGCTGGTCGCAACTGCAACTGTCATCGGGGCCATTATTTGGCTTATGGTTGACGCTATCCTTGGAGGTGTAATGTGAACATGGTTCTACTCTCAATATTTGGATCTGCTGGCTACACCAAAAAGACTGGCCGATATATGTACACTCAACGCTGTACATTTAAGTCTTACAAACAGGGGCTCACCAATCCACTGGCAATAGATGAAATGTCTGTTGGTCCCGTCCATGGTTTTCCAATACCTGCCAAACATACACTATTGGCTCAATTATTAAAGTATGGTTTACCAATACCACAAATTGGAACAAACATTATTCAACATGTACGACATATGCGCGAAGTAAAGAACCGTA